TTAGAGGGAGGCGATGAAAGAAGGATGATTGATAACACCATGACTAAACTTCGGAGTATGGTGGAGGAGTTAGGGTTCGCCTTGATTCTAGTGAGTCATCTGAAGAGACCGGAAGGGCGTGGCCATGAAGAGGGAGCAAGGACTTCTCTAGCACAACTTAGAGGCAGCGCAGGAATCGCTCAGCTTTCTGACATGGTGATTGGATTGGAGAGAAACCAACAGGACGCCGCCACATCCAAGATCACCACTATGAGGGTGCTGAAGAATAGGTGGAGTGGACATCACGGGGTTGCTACCACGCTGGAGTTTGATGACACAACAGGACGCCTGAACGAGGCGATACCAGCCCCAGAGGAGGATGCTAATGAGCAGAACGATTTTTGATATCGAAACAAACGGACTACTTGATGACGTCACGATGTTGTGGTGTATCGTTTGTCGCGATGCTGATACCGGAGAGGTAACAACCTACGGCCCTGATCAAGCCGCCGAAGGGGTGAGTCATCTGCTAGAAAGCGACGAGCTAATCGGCCACAACATAATCAACTATGATCTGCCCGTTCTTGCGAAGCTAGGCTACCTCGAACGACGCGGTAATCCAACGCTCCCTAAGTTGACGGATACTCTAGTGATGTCTCGGTTGATACACACCAACCTTTCTGAACAGGACAGGATCAGTAACCTAAAGGATGAGGTGATGCCGTCGAAGATGGTGGGTTCCCATTCGTTAAAGGCTTGGGGTCATCGACTTGATTGCCATAAAGGTGACTACCTTGAGGAGCATGGGTTCGACCACTTCTCCGAGGGCATGCTGGTGTATTGTATTCAGGATACCGAGGTAACCTACAGGCTATACCACAAACTGAATGAGGCGGGGTGGGACACTCAATGTCTCACCTTGGAACACAAGTTTGCTGCCTGCATGGGTCGTATGGAACGCTATGGGTTTGCCTTCGACGTTATGAAGGCGCGTGAGTTGTACGCTGACCTGTCAGTTAGGAAGCTAGAGTTAAACGAAAGCCTGCAAGAGTTGTTTCCCCCTGACACCATCAACATGAAGTCACACTTCTGGGTAGCTCCTGATGGTGAGCTATGGGCTACTAAGAAAGCCGCCAAGGCAGCAGGTATTAAGGATGGTGATCTAGACAAAGGCCCACTAAAGACAAAAGATATTCCTTTTAATCCGGGGAGTCGCGACCACATAGCTGACAGATTGAAACGCTTGGGGTGGGTTCCTACTGACTTCACTAATGAGGGCAAGCCCAAGATGGATGAATCAGTCCTGTCGAATATCAAGATGGAGAACGATGGGGGTGCGTGTACTGCTCTTCAGGAATACTTGATGCTTATCAAGAGAATGGGTCAATTAGGTGACGGCAATCAGGCATGGATGAAGCTGGAGAAAAACGGCAGGCTGCATGGCAGGGTGAATCCTAATGGTGCAGTAACAGGCCGCTGCACTCACTCTAATCCCAACGTGGCACAAGTTCCCCGTGTTGGTAGCCCCTTTGGAAGGGAGTGTAGAAGTCTTTTCAAAGCTACAAAAGGTCGTACCCTCGTTGGGTGTGACGCAAGTGGACTTGAGTTACGTTGCCTAGCCCACTTCCTCGCACCTTTTGATGAAGGAGACTACGCTAAGAAACTATTGGAAAGCGATATACATGTGGAAAACCAGAAAGCGGCTGGCTTACCAAGTAGGGACGCTGCTAAGACATTCATTTATGCCTTTCTCTATGGAGCAGGTGACGAGAAAATTGGAGAAATCATTGGCAAAGGGAGGGGCGCGGGGAGGATTATTAAGAAAACATTCCTCGAAAGTTTACCGGCGTTAGCAAAATTAAAGGCTTGCATAAGTAACGTACTGTCGAGTAGAGAGTTTCTTAAAGGTCTAGACGGTAGGCATTTATATATAAGGAGTGAGCATGCTGCCCTGAACACGCTGTTACAATCAGCGGGAGCAGTAATAATGAAGCAGGCCACTATACACCTATACGAAGCTCTTACAGCTAAGGGGCTCAAGCACGGAGAAGATTGGGGACTGGTCGCACATGTGCATGATGAATTTCAAGTGGAAGTTAAGGCTGAAGGGCTGGCCTTGGTTAAGGAAGAGGCTGTGCTATCCATTCGCAAGGCGGGGGAGACGCTGGCATTCAAATGTCCCCTTGATGGCGAGGCGCATACAGGGATCAACTGGGCAGAAACACACTAGCGAAAACGAAAGGACTGGAGTGGCTATTGAAATATTACTAAAGGCAATGCTAACTGATCAAGGGTTCATAGTGTCTGACCCTTGTCTATCGACGAGTTATGATTTCATTACCGAGTGGGATGGAGTTGTGAATACCGTACAGGTGAAGTCATCCTCTTATCATAATCAGAATGATTTCTATAGGGCTGCAACTGGCAAGCGAGGTGGCTATTCTGTTCTCATGGTTCACATACCACCGGAGCGTGTGACTTATGTCATACCTTGGACTGAAATAGACAGACGATGGATTTGTATACCCGGAGGAGGGAAGCCTAACAGATATGACAAGTACAAAGAGAACTACAGTTTACTGCAGACGCCCCACTAAGATTGTGGTTCTTAATCAAACCTACAAGGTCGAGTGGTTGGCCTCGTCTGATGATCAAGGGCGGTGTGACCCTGACCTTTGTGTCATCCAGATAACCAAGGGGCAACCCCCCAAGGCGTTGGCCGCTACTCTACTACATGAACTGATACACGCCGTTAACTTTGCAATGGGTGTCACCGACAAGACAACTGAAGAGGACGCAACAGGTAAGCAAGAGACAGGCCTCTCAACTGTATGGGTAAACAACCCAAAACTTTTTGAATGGCTTCACAAACAATTTACTAAATGAAAACCGTATTACTTATTGATGGAGACATCATAGCCTATAAACATGCAAGCGGCTCCGAGGTAGCTGTAGATTGGGGTGACGATTGGTGGACACTCCATACAGACACTAAGAAAGCAAAGATCATCATGAACAAGGAGGTTGAGCGACTTGCTGCAGCACTACACGCTGACAGGATAGAGATAGCTCTCTCTGGTAAGAAGAACTTCCGACATCGTGTTGACGCGAACTACAAGTCTGGAAGGAAAAAGACTAGGAAACCGATAGGTCTCCCGTGCCTTAGGGAAGAGTTGATGTTGAACTGGCGAGCCCAGATACATGATGATCTTGAGGCAGACGATTTGCTAGGTGTGTGGGCGACTGACCCTATGTACCACGCAGGCTCAAGGAAGATTATCGTTAGCATCGACAAGGACATGAAGACCATCCCTTGCAATCTATGGAACTGGAACTACCCAGAGCTAGGGGTACAGAATATTTCAAAGGAAGCTGCCGACTACAACCACCTTATACAAACCTTAATGGGTGACTCGACTGATGGTTACAAGGGATGCCCTACGGTAGGCCCCACTAAAGCAGCACGTATTCTGAATCCCAACCCAACGTGGGAAAGCGTCGTAAGGTGTTTCGAGGCGCACGGTTTATCAGAAGAAGAAGCACTCAAGCAAGCACGACTAGCTAGGATACTACGAGTAGAAAACTATAATCTTAGGAAGAGAGAAATAAAATTTTGGACGCCTAACAAAGAATGAAAATAATAGGATTAAGCGGGAAGAAGCAGTCCGGTAAGGACACCGTCTACAGTATAGCCTCGGACATCTTGGCTCCACCTGTAGGGAGGGTAGGTTTTGCCGACGCTCTGAAGCAAGAGGTGAGTGAAGCTACAGGGTTTCGAGTAGAGTTTATCGAGGAACACAAGACAGAGTTCAGGAGTCTCCTTCAGGTATGGGGGACTGACTTCAGGCGACACTTCTCTGGGACTGAGTATTGGATTGAACAGATGGATGAAGTGATTACCTCTGTTAATAACAAGTATAAGTATCTGTTCATCACCGACGTTCGTTTCGAGAACGAGGCTGAGTTCATCAAGCAACGAGGCGGCTCAGTCATCAGGGTCGAGAGGAGGCAGCAAGTCTACAAGACCATTCAGGAAGCAACCGTGGACATTGACGTCCATGTTTCCGAAACAAATATGAATGACTATTCTGGCTACGATTACGTCATCAACAACAACGGTTCTGAAAAAGACTTACAAAAATCAGTCAGATCCATGTTAGAAACTTTGAACATTTTAGAAAATGCCGCTTGAACTTCCTCTAAATTCTGCTAATGAGAAGTTGCCTCCGGTCACCGAGGAGCTTATCGTTTGGTTGCGAAATGTTTTTCCTGACAGGATGCCTGATGTATCGGATGATCTTACTGACATAAGATATAAACAAGGGCAAGTGGCTGTAGTTAAAACGCTTACGAGCATACATAATGAGTTAAGGAGCAATTAAAATGTGTCTAGCTAGAAAACCAGTAACATTGCCACAAAAGGCGTTCGCAAAGGCCCCGGATCAGCCTAATATATTAGCCGAGGTCACTCGTAAACCCACTAGGCTTGCGGCTAAGGGTAAACCGAAACGACGCGGGTCATCACGGAAGAGTCTTGTAGTCGCCCCCTCAGGAATCAACCCCTCTTCCGCTGGAGGTGGGTCTAATGTTTACGGAAATGTATGAAAGCTGGAACGCTTAACTCCTATTATCAAGCCTGCGAAAATGCGAGAGACCCTTATTTACGTCGGGGTAGGGATGCTGCAAGCCTTACTATTCCTTACCTTGTTCCTCCCGATAGCAATAATTCTAACACTAATTACGTTACTCCCTTTCAAGGCGTGGGAGCCAGAGGGGTAAACAACTTAGCGTCGAAGCTGCTATTAGCTCTACTTCCTCCTAACTCTCCCTTCTTTCGGCTGATCATTGACCCATTTGAGTTCGCCAAGGAGGGGCAACAGGAAGAGGGCCTGAAGACTGAACTGGAGAAGGCTCTGGCTGAGATTGAGCGAGCCGTTCAGAGTGAGGTGGAGACATCTTCCATTCGTGTCGGTGTGTTCGAGGCCTTAAAGCAACTGATTGTCGCTGGCAATGTACTGCTCTACATCCCCGATAAGGGAGGCCTTCGTGTATTTAACTTGGATCGCTATGTTTCTAAGCGAGACCCAATGGGAAACATCCAATCGATTATCGTTAAGGAATCAATCGATCCTGATGTTCTGCCTCAGTCTGTCCGAGCAATCCTTGAAGAAGCAGGGAACCCTTCGGTCAGTACAATGGGGGCTTCGCAAGAGAAGACCGTCGATGTTTATACTGGAATCTACAGGAGTGAAGGGAAGTGGGAGGTCAGGCAAGAGGTTGCTGACATTAACATACCTGAAGCTGAAGGTTCCTACCCCCTAGACAAGAATCCTTGGATGCCTTTACGGTACACAAGAATTGAGAATGAAGATTATGGTAGAGGCTTTATCGAGGAATACATGGGAGACCTTCAATCCCTTGAAGGGTTGACCCAAGCTATTGTCGAAGGTGCTGCAGCCGCTGCAAAAGTATTATTCCTAGTAAATCCAAATGGAACCACACGCCCACGGGTTATATCTACTGCTCCTAACGGTGCTATTGTTCAAGGCAACGCCGCCGACGTTACGGTCTTACAGATGGAAAAGTTTGCCGACTTCAGGGTGGCTCAAGAAACTGTAAGAGATATTAAGGAGAGACTTGGCTTTGCCTTTCTCATGAACACTTCGATCCAGAGGCAGGGTGAGAGGGTGACGGCTGAAGAGATTAGATTCATGGCTCAAGAGCTTGAAGATGTTCTCGGAGGGGTGTACAGCATCCTGTCACAAGAGTTTCAGATGCCTTTAGTTAATAGACTAATGGATCGAATGTCCAAAGCAGGGAGGCTCCCCGCGTTACCTAAGAAGATTGTCAAACCAACCATTGTAACAGGCTTGGAGGCACTCGGAAGAGGTCACGATCTCAATAAGCTGGACAGTTTTGTATCAGGAGCTTCCCAATTATTGGGTGATCAATTTGCGACCTACGTAAATATGAGCGATTACCTAAAGAGAAGAGCGACTTCGCTAGGCATTGATGTTGAGGGTCTTGTCAGAACTGAAGAAGAAATACAAATGGAACAACAACAGATGGCTCAACAAGCAATGGCTCAGCAAGTAGCACCTAACGTAGCAAACGCCGCCGGTAAGATGGCTCAAGAAGACCCTGAGAAACTAGCATCTATGACTCAAGCGGCTCAACAAATGGCACAATAAAATATGGGAGAAACACAGACCGTATCGCTAAGCGATGCACCGACCGGCCCTGATGCACCTGAAACAGAAGCTCAAGAAGCACCAGAGGAAAATAAAGAGCAAGAACAGCAGCAAGAGGAGCAACCGTCAGAGCGACCTGACTGGCTTCCTCCAAAATTCAACAACGCAGAAGACCTTGCCAGAGCCTACGGGCAGCTTGAAAGGAAGCTGTCTTCCCAAGATGCAGAGGCAAAAGGACTCCTTACTGAGGAAGATTTTTCCAGCTACTCAGATGAGTATAACAGGGAGGGGGAGCTAAGTGATGAGGCTTATAAGACCTTAGAAAAGAAGGGATTGTCACGTGACTTAGTAGACAACTACATCAAGGGTCAGGAGATGCAGCGGACACACCAGCTAGACGGGATGTATTCTTTGGCTGGAGGAGAGGAGCAGTACAGCACTATGATTAAGTGGGCTGCTGAAAATCTCCCTCAGGATGAGCTAGATTCTTATAACCTAGCTGTTCAAGGTGATCTCGGTGTAGCTAAACTGGCCATAAGAGCTTTGCATTCTCAGTTTAATCAAGCTGGTCAGGGGACTAACCCTCAGTTAGTCCAAGGTGGTAAAGCCCCCAGCGTGATTGGCTATGGTTCTACCTACGAAATGCAACAGGACATGAAAGACCCACGCTACAAGGCTGGGGATACTACTTGGCATGCTCACGTTGAGAGGCGTTTAGCTGCCACCAACAACAACTAATAGATGAAGAAAAAACTAATCGTTATCGGTGTGTTCTTGTCTTTGACATTGAGCGCAAGTGCGAACGGAAAGAAGCCGAGTGCCTTCGGGGCTGGGCTGAAACCATCACCTCACGTGACCCTGTTTGGGCAGAAACTGTCTTGGCCTATCCCTTCCCTCTGTCTGGGGAAAGCGGCTGGGGTGAACCCAGATTTCGGGGTTTCATCAGACGGGTTCAAGCTTAAGCTGCCTTACATTGCCCTCGATATCCCCTTTCCGTCCCTGTTTTTAGGAACAAAGGACAAG